AGTGATATTATTCCTGATGCTACAGACACATATAACTTAGGAAGTCCTAGCAAGCGTTGGGACGAAGTTTATGTCCGAAACTTCAATGCAAGTAATGTAAACACAAATTCAATATCAGTTGCAGGTATAAATGATTTAACAAATACACCGGGCAATACAATATTTGTTGCCGAAAATGGTGTTAACACAAACAATGGTATACATCCAGCAGACCCATTTAAGACAGTTAGCCATGCTTTGTCACAGGCAACTTCAGGAGATATGGTGTATATTAATTCAGGAGAATATGAAGAAGTATTTCCGTTAACAGTTCCGGTTGGTGTTACAGTCAGAGGGGCTGGAATAAGATCAGTAACAATTAAACCAACATCAGATACTAGATACAATAATGCTTTTTTACTTAACGGAGAAAGCACTGTAGAAGAATTAACTGTAAAAGATTTTTACAGTGGAGGAAATTATCATGTTGTCACAGCAATGCCTGCAAATAATCAACTTACTTTTAATGTGGGTACTGCTCCATTTGCTCATACTTATGTGAGTGGTGGAATTTTTGAAGTAGGTGACAGTACACAAGCAAATATCACTGCGGCTACTTATAATCATCTCAGCGGCGATTTAACAATTACTATTGATGGCGTGCATGATTCTTTTTTAGGCGCAAGGCACTTCTTAAAAGATTTAACGTTTAGTTGTAACGGAGGAAATCAAATTTTTCCAAATGATGGATATGGATTTAGATTTGCTACAGACTTTACAGTATCGTCTCGTTCTCCTTACATTAGAAACGTTTCAGTAATTACAAAAGGAACTACAACATCTATATCAGATCCAAGAGGTTTTGCAAGTGGAGATGCAGGTAAAGGTGCTTATGTAGACGGAGCATATGCAACAGCATCTTCAAGAGAAGCAAGTATGTTGTTCCATAGTGTTACTTTTATTACGCCTGGCGTTGACGGATTAACTGCTACAAATGGTGCAAGAATAGAATGGTTAAATTGTTTTACATATTTTGCAAATAGAAGCATATACTGTTTTGATAGCAATGACGGTAAAAAAGGTGATGGTAAAACTAGGATTAGAGTTAGCGGAGTTACAGGAACATTTGGTGCAGGTGAAACTGTAACATTCACATCAAGAGATGCATCAACAGTATATGCAAAAACAATTGAAAGTGTTGACAACAACGAAGTATTAATTATAGATGGAAAAGATACAGATCTACTTAGTTTTGATACAACACCCCAAAGCATTGTATCAAGTGGAGGCGCAACAGCAACAACAATACAAAACGTTGATGTAAAAGACTTTGGAGCTGAATTAAGAACAATAGCATCTGCATCAGTGTACGGAAACAAAGGTTTAGTAGGTGACGGTCCGGGTGTGTTAGTGTATGCTATAGGACACAATCTAGCTTACATTGGTACAGGAAAAGAAGTAACAAATGATCCTACCGAAGCTATTCAAGCAAATGAAGTTGAAGCTACTAACGATGCAAAAATTAGATTTAGTTCAGTTGACCACAAAGGTGATTTTAGGGTTGGTGATTTATTTCATGTTGAACAAGATACTGGAACAGTAAACTTCAGTGCAGATGCATTGAATATTGATCTTACAAGCGGCGCAACATTTACAGATGGATCTAACACAACTTTTATTAATGGATCTAGAATCGATACAGGAAATTTAAGACTTAGTGGAAATACTTTAGAATCTACAGCAGGAGATATACAGATTGATTCTGCTACAAATAATATAATATTGCAAGATCCTACTAACATACAAAATAATTTAACTGTTACAGGTGACGTAACTCTAGATGCTGGAGTTACAATTACTGATCCGTCATTAATAAATGTAACGGTGCCTGCTTACATAGCGAGCAACATTATTCCTACAACTGATAATGTGTATTCTTTAGGAACAAGTGATTACAAATGGAAGCAATTATGGGTAAATGAGTTAAATGTAGATGACTTTAACATTAACACAAATACAATTCAAGTAACAAACTCTAATGCAGATTTAGAATTGTATGCAAGTGGTACAGGAAAAGTTGTTATTCCGTCCAGCGACTTACAAACTGATCAAAACTTTACTGTTGGTGGTACAACTACAATGCAAGATGTCCAAGTCAACGGTAATGTAAACATCACTGGAAATATTACGCAAGGTGGAAGTATCACTATAACCGGAAATACAAATGTTACAAACAATTTAACTGTAGGTTCAGATGCAACGTTTGAAGGTATTTTGATAAGTGGTAATTCGATTACTACTACAGATAGTAATGCTCCTTTGTCACTGAATGCAAGTAATAATGGTGTGGTAAACATTTACAACAACGATGTAGAGGTTCAAAATAACTTAATTGTGCAAGGAACTATTACAGCTGATAATTTAAGCACATCTAGCACAATTACTGGAACTGAATTTGCAACTTCGGATTTGTTAATCACTCAAAATTATATTACAACTACTGATTCAAATAGTGATTTAGATCTTAGAGCAGCAGGGACAGGCGGAATAAACATTGAAGGTATCAATGTAAACGAATCAACAATTACAACAAGCTCTACGTTGACTTTTGCTCCAGGTGGTGAATCTGTAAACATGATTGGTACAGGTGCTTTTGCTATTCCTAAAGGCACTACAGCACAAAGAGATACTACTTTAGGAGCTGGTATAATTAGATACAACACAGATTTGACACAGTTTGAAGGATACGATGGAACAAATTGGTTTAATCTGACAGGCATACAAGATTTAGACGGAGATACAAAAATTACACCTGAACTTACTTCAGGTGCAAACGACAACACTATTAGATTTATAGTTGAAAACAATGTAGTAGCAACGCTTGATACAACAAAATTTGTTGTGCCAGAAGTACAAGTAGATGATATTAATATTAACGGAAATGTGATAAGTACTACTACAAGTAATACAGATCTTCAATTTTCTGCACAAGGAACTGGACAAGTAAAGTTTGAGAATTTTGGAGTAAGTGGTAGCACAATTACAAATACTGTAGCTGATGAAGTTAGTGTTTTTGAAAATTCAGGTACAGGATATGTGCAATTTAGCGGTACTTACGGGGTAGTATTACCTGTAGGAAACTCAAGTGCTAGAGGATCTGTAGCACAAGGAATGATAAGGTATAACACTGATGATGAAAGAGTTGAATTATATGATGGAACAAGTTGGACTAGTGTTGCAGGTAGTTCAGGCGGTGTTAACTTTGGACAAGCAAAAGAATTAGCAATTGAAATGGCATTGATAGCAGGATAGAAAATGGCAGTACAAGTAAAAAATAAAGTTATTAAAAGCATTGGCACAGTTCCGGTTACTGTCACAGAAACCGACCCTAGTAAGAGACAAACCGTGCTAGGACTAAGTATAACAAACTTAACAGATGGATTTCTGTATGTAAGTGTATTACTACAAGATGACACTTCAGTTACAGGATTTTATTTGAAAGATACATTATTACCAGCAGGTTCTAGTTTGAGAGCAGTGTCAACAGGAGAAAAATTAGTATTAGGTACTAACAATGCATTGAAAGTACAATCAAGTGCAGACGATTCAGTAGATTGTATTGTTAGCTTTGTGGAGACAACATAATGAGTTATTATATAGGTACAGGACCAACTGATGTTATCAACAGTTTTATAAAAAGATATTTTTATGGAATTAGAAGAAATGATGACGGCGAATTATTTTTAGTAAGCTCGGATCAACTTAAAGGTGGAGAAGATGCTTTAACAATTAACGAATTAGGCGATGCGGCACAGAACTATCCAGACTTTGAAGAAGGTATTGACTTTTTAGATGGAATAAATGAAACTCATGATATTGTATATGAAAACTTGAGATATCAACAATTTAGATGGGATGATAGAGGACTATTATATTATGTAGATGATGATGGTTATCTTGTATTACGTGTAAGTGAAAAATATACATATCCAGAAAATATATCAAGTCCGGGATACTAGGAGATATGAATGGCTGAATTTAAATTAGAACGGTTTAAGTATAATTGGAAAGGTGTATGGACTACCTCTGCCACTTATAACCGTGACGATGTTGTAAATGTTGGTGGTAAAACTTATGTGTGTTTAATTACGCACACAGCAAATGCAGACTTTAACACTGACTTACTTGCTACTGTACCTGGAAGTGATCCACCGCAACCCCAACCAAAATGGGTGCTAATGATGGATGGTCGCAAGTTTGTAGGAACTTGGGCTACTGCTATACAATATCAAGAAGGTGATATAGTTACATTTGACGGTAGTATTCACGTATGTATTAAAGGACACTTATCTACAACTTTTGAAAATAATTCAGCAGACTGGAGCGTAATTGCACTAAACATTGAACATCAAGGTGCTTGGGCATCAGCAACAGGATATGGACAAGGTGCAGTTGTAACATATAATGGTATTTCTTACAAATGTATTACTGCACATACTTCACAAACATATTTAGAAGATGATATTGCAAACTGGACAGTTTTAAATTCAGCTGCATATTATAATGGGTATTGGACAACTGCAACATTATATAGAAAAAATGATTATGTAAAATTTGGCGGTTCTATTTTTAAAGTTAATAAAACACATGTAAGTACACAATATTTTGAACAAAACTTTTTTGATGTAGAACTACCTGGTTACAATGAAGTTCAAGAATTCAGCACTAATACAGATTATGCAACAGGTGACATAGTAAGATATGGTGGTGATCTATATTATGTAACAAGGCCAATTAGAGGAATATATCCAACAGACACAGGATTTGACAGTGTAATTTATTTTATTAAAATGTTATATTCTTATAACTTTAGAGGTGATTGGAATATAGACAACGATTATGCGCCAGGCGATTTAGTAAGAAGAGGCGGAGAATTATACAAATCGTTAATCACTATAAGACGCTCAGACGACAGTTCAGATGCTGTGCTTACAGATTACACAGATACATCCAAATGGGAACTAATTGTTCCTGGAGATAGATGGGCAAACAATTGGTCTTCAGCTAATATTTCATATAACAAAGGCGACTTGGTTTACTACTATGGCGGATTATTTGAGTGTAACACACCACATAGTTCTACAGTAAACAATTATCCAGGTAATGAAACATTTTATAGTGATGGTAGACCATATGCTTTTTGGTCAAAACTTGTTGAATCAGGTGATACACAAGCTGGTTTGAATTATCCAGGTGATATTCTTACATACAAAACTCTTGAAGATGGCAGTAGTTTAGGTCCAAGCAATGTGCCTATTGGAAATACAGATCAGGTTCTTTCAATTCAAAATCAAGAAGATATCTATTATAGAGATTTGTATACTACCGAAGTTACAGTAGTGTATGTTGCACCAGATGGTACAGATGATTTAGAAGCGTACAGAGGAATCGATGTGCGTTATCCTTTCAAAACAATAAAATATGCTTGTCAATATGTAGAAGATAATATAACAGGTCCTGCTAAAGTTGCAATATCAACAGGCAGATATATTGAAACATGTCCTATAGTTGTTCCTGCTTACACAGTAGTAATGGGTGATGAATTAAGAGCTGTAACTATTGTGGCTAATAGTGCTAAGCCTGAATATGCAGATGATTATTCTTTTGTGTTAGGCTATTTAAACAGGTTTATTGGTATCATGCCAAGTTTAATTACAAATGCAGATGTAACAGCATCTCCAGGTAACACAGCGACACAAGTCAAAACATCAGCACCTTCAAGCACAGACACTGCCCCAATTATTGAAGATTTAATTTCTGATATGACTGAATATATTTCAAACAAAGTTGCAAGTGGATCAACTCTTCCTACTATGACGGGAACAAATGATTTGACATCAGAAATAAACAGAGTGTACGCAAGTGAAATTTTAAAACTTAACACAGCATTTTTACAAGCAGAAGCTATTGCATATATGAAGCAAGTTGATAGCGAATATGTATTTGACGAAGAAAGAGTTAAAACTGATGTTGGAGAATTTATCAGAGGCATACGTTATGATTTGAGATATCCAGGCAACTACAAATCCATTCAAGCAGCGAGAGCTTATGTAAGTAATGTAAATGGTTCTCAATTAGAAGATATGTTTTATTTGAGAGATATTACAGGATTGAGAAACTGTACTATTGAAGGACTTAATGGATCTTTAGCACCAGCAGGAACTTCATTAATCTTACAAAGACCAACAGGAGGATCATTCTGTAGTTTAGATCCAGGTTGGGGACCCGACGATGAAAACTGTTGGATTAAAAACAGGTCACCATATATCCAAGGTGTTACTACAATAGGAACAGCAGCCACAGGACAAAAAATTGACGGTGCATTGCACAATGGTGGTAACAAGTCAATGGTATCAAACGACTTTACACAGGTTATATCAGATGGCATAGGAGCTCATATTCTAAACAACGGTAGGGCAGAACTTGTGTCGGTGTTTACATATTATGCACATATGGGGTACTTGGCAGAAAACGGTGGTGCTATACGTGCTACAAACGGTAACAACTCATACGGTAACTTTGGATCAGTAGCACTTGGTATTGACCAAAACGAAGTTCCAAAAGAGTGTAATATTGATAATAGAAATAATGAAGCTCAAGTAGCTTTTGCTTTCGCAGGTGAAATTACAGATAAAATTTTAGCTTTTGAATATAAAAATTGTGGCGAACAATACACTACAGCAGGAGTAAATGTTGTTGGTTCTGGTAACTTTATTGATGTAGATTTTGATGATATCAGAGACGATTCAATGTTTGAAGCTAGACTAATAGAACCTGAAGATAGTACAACTATTGGTGGTGCAAGATATACTAATGTTGGTAATAACGCACAAACAGGTTCATCGACACAAATTACTATTGCAAGTAATGATAAAGGCACTACAGCTGAATATGTTGGACAGAGAATTATCCTTACGTCAGGAGTTGGTACAGGACAATATGGTTATATTCAATCATATGATGATAGTACCAAAGTTGCAACAATTTACAGAGAAACAAATGACGCAATAGGTTGGGATCATATAATTCCAGGTACACCTATAGAATCATCTTTGTCAACAAATACCCAATATAGAATTGAACCTAGAGTAGTTGTAGGTGAACCGCCTTTTACTGTTAACTCTAGAACAATGCCAAACACTGAAATCAGTCCTCAACAGTGGAGTGATTCAGCTTGGGGATCAACAAGACAAGAATTTAACAATCTTGTATTAAGTTCTGGAAGCGGCACGACTATTGATTTGACACCAGAACCTGCCGTTGTAAGAGTTGTAAAGACAGGTAAAACATACACAATAAATTTAATCAGTAACGGAGTTGGATATGCTGTAGGAGATACCACAGTGATTCCAGGTAATCAATTAGATGGTGCTACACCTACAAACGATTGTACAGTAAGAGTTACAGAAGTAAGTGACGATAGTACAAACAGTATTGTTACTGTAGAAGCAACAGGACTAGGTTACGAAGGACGTTGGCTAGCAATATCAGAAAGCACTTACAGTGCTTGGTCAGATGATGGTATTAGTTGGACACAAATTTTTACACCTTATAATGCTCCTTGGAAAACAATGGCACATGGTAACGATGTGTTTGTAGCAATATCAAATACTGTTACAGATGTTATTGTATACAATAGAACAGGTAAACAATGGGTAACAACAAATTTACCTAGTTCAGCTCCGCTTAAAGATATACATTTTGCTGATGGTAAATTTGTTATTATATGTGAAGATGACAACAGAGTATTTTACAGTACAAATGGGTCATCTTGGACACAAACAAGTATTCCTACAAGCACAGCAGATGATGGATCTTCTGCTTCAAAACAATGGTTAGCTTTAAGCTACGGTTACGGTAAATGGACATGTTTGTCAGGAAGTGACAGAGCTATTGCAACTTCAGCTGATGCAATTACATGGACTGTTACAGAAGATAAATTACCCGCAGGAGATCAAAGTAGAGACTGGACTGGACTTACTTTTGGTAATGGAAGATTTGTTGCTATTACTAGAGATAGTGGAGAATCAGTAATTTGCTTAGGCGATCCTGTTACTAGCGATTGGATTGCATCAAGTAATCTTCCAAACTCAGATGGAAGTACACACATGAATTGGAATAGAATAAGATACGCTAACGGTGTATTTTTTGCTGTATGTGATACAGGAAACAGATTAATGAGTGACGATGCAGGAGGACAAACTACAGGTGAAACAACCTTAGCCGCAACATCAGTTGACGGTGTTGATTGGACTACTAGGGACTTAACATTTAATGTAAAATGGAGTTCTGCTTCTTATGGTAAAAGTGCTAATACTACAAGTGAATGGTTACTATTAGCAAGAGGAGGAAATGATGCTGCATCTGTTAGAACAGGTAAAAAAGCAATCCTAAGACCTCAGATAGCAAGCGGAACAATACAATATATGAAAATTTTAGACCCAGGTAGTGGTTACACTTCAGCTCCGTTAATTCAACTTATTGATAATAAAGCAACAACTGATGCTCAAATTGAAGTAAGATTAGGTAACGGAGTTTTAGCACAACCAACTTTTGTTAACAGAGGTATTGGATACAGAACTAGTACAACTATTGTAACAATTACAGGTGATGGATATGCAGATATTATTCCTAGTGAAAGTACAGATATAACTGTCACAGGATTAAATAGGTATCCTGGACCTGGAGCCCAAATTACAATTACAGGAATACTAGACGAAGACACAGAAGATCCAGATGATTTACAAATTCATACGCTTGTCCAAATAACTCCTTTAGGAGATGATGGTTTAGGAAGTAATACATTTAGAGCAAAATTTAGAATTTCACCTAAGATCGAAAACAAAGCAAATTTACAGCATGGTACTGCTGTGTCGATTAGAGAACAATATAGTCAGTGTAGAATTACAGGACACGATTTACTTGACATTGGATCAGGAAACTTTGAACAAACAAATTATCCTGAGTTATATGTAGAAGGAAATGTTTTTGATACATATCCTGAAAATGAAACCTATGAAGCAGACGGCGGCAGAGTGTTTTATACAAGTACTGACCAAGATGGTAACTTTAGAGCAGGCGAATTGTTCAGCGTTGAACAAGGCACAGGTATTGTTACAATTAGTGCAGACTTCTTTGACCTAGATGGCTTATCAGAACTAGCATTAGGTGGTGTTAGACTAGGTGGATCAGGTACAGTAGTTAGAGAATTTTCAACAGATCCGTTATTTTTAGAAGATTCTAACAACATTGTTCCTACGCAAAGGGCAGTAACAACATTTTTAGCAACTAGGCTTTCAGAAGGCGGATCAGAGATAGAAACTAACCAGTTAACAGCTGGTCTAGTAAGACTTGGCGGTGAAAACAACGTCATTGAACATACAGCTGGTTTTGAAATTGTATTTCCAAAAACTACAAATTTTGCAGGACCAGAGGCAGGAGTAACAGGAAACCCATTGTACATGAGATTGTTCTTGAAAGATACAGATTAAGTGCATTGATATTGGAAATGGATAAATATTACAGTTGGAGCAAATAAATGGCAGAATTTAAACTAGGTAGAATTAGGTTTGTTTGGAAAAATGAGTGGGCCTCTTCTACTGTATATTACAGAGATGATGTAATTAGATATGGTGGTAGAGTTTACATTTGTGTGATAGGACATACAAGTGCAGTAGACTTTTTTACTGATTTAGATATTACACCTACAAAATGGAACCTTGTAAGTGACGGGCAAAGATGGAAAGGCGATTGGGCAACTAGTACATCTTATATAATTAATGATATTGTTAAGTACGGTGCAAATCTTTATATTGCTAACACAGTTCACACTTCAAACTCATCTGCATCTGCAGGCTTAGAAGCAGATATTTCCAACTGGGATGTGTTTGGATCAGGACTAGAATGGAAAGGCGATTGGGCAGTTGGCACTAGATATAAGGTTGACGACCTAGTTAAATATGGCGGAAAAACATATGTATGTAACACAGCTCATACATCTAACGCTAGTGCTGCAAGCGGATTAGAAGCTGATCAATCTAAGTGGGATGAATTTAACGCTGGTGTAGAGTATAAAACTGATTGGGCAACGGCTGTTAGATATAAAGTAAACGACATTGTAAAGTATGGTGGAAGTTTATATATTTGTACAACTTATCACACTTCAACTGCATTTGCAAGTGATACAGCAAATTGGGCAGAATTTGTTGAAGGAATTCAATTTGAAGATGTATGGGGACCATACGGAACATACCAAAAAGGCGACATTGTAAAATATGGTGGATACCAATATATTGCATTAAGACAAAACACTGGAGTAAAATGTTACAATAACACAAGTGACTGGAAAGTATTTTCTAAAGGAATGAACTTTAGAGGAGAATGGGGTGATGATTCATCTGCACAAGATTATTTAACAGGTGATGTTGTAACAGTTGGCGGACACACTTACATTGCAAAAGCAGACAGTAACAACAAAGAACCTGGTGAAGCAGGAGACTGGACCACATATTGGGACAGATTAAACAGTGGCTTTAGATGGAGAAATGCATGGTTAGATGATGCGTATTATGTAATAGGTGACGTTGTTAAGTATGGCACAAATTCATATGTATGTATTCAATCACATGTTTCAGAAGGTGATGACTATTCCACAGAAACGCAAGCAGGTGCTGGCGGTGGTGCACAAAATTCAAGACCAGACTTAGATGCTACTGGTGCATATTGGAATATTTTAATTGTAGGTAATGAAACATCAGTATTAACTACTAAAGGTGATTTAGTATACTACGGTGGAGCAGGACCAACAAGACTTCCAATTGGTACAGATGGCCAAGTGTTAAGAGTGTCAAATGCTGGTATACCAGAATGGACATACTTTGGTGAAAACCCAGACGTTTACTATGTAAGTCCGTCGGGGGTAGATACACCTGCACCTATTAGAGGAACTACATTAGAAGCTCCATGGAAAACTATTAGATACGCATGTTTAGCAGTTGAAAATGGAACAAAATTTCCTGAAGCAAGAAAGTTATTAGAACTTAACAGAATTTGGATACAAAGAGAAACAGTTGAGTGGACCGATTATCAAGTAGCTAACGACACTGCACCTTTCACAACGGCTTTTACATATCAAGAAACAAAGTGTGAAAGAGACGTAGGTTACATTGTTGACGCTATAGTATATGACTTGTGTCACGGCGGTAATGTGAAAAGTAGAGAAGCAGCGTTACGTTATGTAAATCAGCCAGGACAGTTTTATATTTTAGGACAAGAAGAAGAAACTGTTGCAAGTTTAAATTATGCATTGTCTATTATGGGTAATGTATTAGCACAAACTGATCCAGCAGTAAATTATCAAACTACTAACGGTGATAATTCAACAGCTATTGTAACACAATACAAAGCATCATCATTAGCAGCTGAATCGGGTGCTTTAGCAGAAGTTACAGCTTTATTAAAGATCATTACTGATGCTATTACAGCAGGAGTAGATACAGGAATTCCTGCAAGGATAGAAAAAAATACACTTATAAGAGTTGCAACAGGATCTTATAAAGAAGTTCTTCCAATTAGGGTTCCTGCACAATGTTGTGTAATGGGAGATGAATTAAGATCAGTTACAGTAAAACCGATGAAAGATGCCGCTGATTTAACATCTAGAACAGATGCTAAATTTAGTTTAACATCTTTAACACGTTTGGCAGATATTGTTGGTGATATTTCTACAGGAAAAAGTGTTACAACAACTAAAACTGGTTTAACAAATTCACAGGATACAGATTGGCCAATTGGTAGCCACAAAGAAAAATCTTCAACTGAAAAACTTGCAAGAGTGATTAGAAGAAATATCGACCATGGCATTGGTGATAAAGTAGAAGCTATCTTTACACCAGCTTATGACATGGCTACACCAGAAAGAGGTTATGCTAGAGATAACATTTTAACCAACAAAGCATTTTTGCAAGAAGAAGTTATTGGTTATATTGCTACTAATTATTCATCAATCAAATACAGCAAAACAAAATGTAGACAAGATGTTGGATATATTATTGATGCTTTAGCTTATGATTTAACTTATGGCGGAAACTGGCAAACTCAAAATGCTGGTTTGGCTTATTATGACGGTGTATCAGGGACATTACAAATTGCATCATCTGAGAAAGCGGCTACTATAGCAGCCTATGGATATTTAAAAACTATTTTACAAACAACTGGACAAAATATTGCAGTAAACCCTGTAGAACAAACAACAGTTGCACAAGTGTTAGGAGCAAAAAATAGTAATGCTACTACGTCAGCAGTAATTAACACACTTATTACTGATATGATAGATATTGTAGATAACGGTCCTGGACAGGCAAGTATCACATATCCAGATGTGTCTAATGTAGACATTGCACTACGTGATGCAGCAGACACACTATCTAACGAAAAACAAAGCATTGGTGATAAAACTATTGATTTTGTTAGTAAAAACTTTGGAACCTATAGATACAATAGTGCTTTGTGCAGAAGAGATTTAAGAAAAATTATGACCGACACAGCATATGATGTTGCGTTAGGTACTAACTTTAATGCATTATACACAGGTATTGCATACAAAAGAGGAAACAATGCTTACAATAACGAAAGTCAAAGAACACAAACTATAGCAGGTATTGAAAAAGCAAGGGATTTATTAAAAGTTTCTGTTACTACTGATGGTTCAAGTGCAACAGGTTCTAGCAATGCTTCAACAAGAATTACTACAGCTTACAATGAGATTGTTGATATTATTGAGAGAGGAACATTGTCTAATGCTATACCAGGAGATGGTGTAGTTGATGCTATTAGTTTTGTAAATCCTGTAGGCGTTGATCAAAACAGAGTTGACGCAAAAGATAATCTTATTGCAAACAAAACGTTTATTGCGGCAGATATTAATGCTTACATTGCAAATACATATCCGTCTTACACATATGATACAGCAAAATGTGCAAGAGACACAGGATATTTAGTAGACGCTTTAGCATATGACATACTGTACGGTGGTAATCAAGCTACAATGAGAATTGCAGACAGTTTTATTGATGATGACCTCACTTATGTTTATGGAGTTGACGGTACTGATACACAATACAACAAAGCGGCTTATACACATTTCAAATCTATTGTAAGTGATATTGTCCAAGAAAATTCAGTATCAGCACAAAGCGGAAACAGTGAAACACAGGTTACTCCGGGAACTGCTGCAACAGGTACAGAAGGTACAGAGTTAGAAGGAAAATTAGATTTAGTATTAGATCAATTAACTCCTAGAACTCCAACAAATGCAACTTACAATCCAACTTCGGGTGTGCTTACAATTACTATTGGTACACATACACTAGGAGTAGGAGGAGAAATAAGAATTGCATCTGCTGGTATAGTAATGAACAAAGCACTACCAACAGACGCATTTGGTACAAGATTACGTATTGATGCAGTTACTTCTACTACAGTTTCAGTAAATGTAGGAAGATCTGCTGACACAGGAACTTATACTTGGAGCTCAGGCGTAGCAAATAGTATTTTACCTTTACTACCATCAGCAATAACATATCCTTCGATTACATGGGCAGATGCAGAATATCAAACTGCACACTCAGATATTTTGAGTGACAGCGAAGACACTGTGAGAAGTGTTATACAACATTTACAAACAAACTACAGTGGATTTGATTATAATCATGCAAAATGTACAAGAGACATAGGATACATTATTGATGCAGCCAAATACGATTGGATGCTTGATACAAACTTTGCGAGTATGGTAGCAGCTTATTCATATTTAAGAGAGCCAAGCAAAAAGGTCACAGGCAATCAGAAAGATGCAACATTAGCAGCTAATGAATTTGCAAGAACACAAGCAATAAAGCATATTAACTTCAACCAAAAAGCACAAGCAGGTATAAACTATACCTGGAATTGGGTAAATGATATTATATTTGGCGGAAGTAATGAAGCTAATAATGATGTTATATCCGAACTAAACAATCATGCAGTATCAAGATTGCTTGAACTAAACAAAGAATTTATAGTTGAAGAAGTAACTGGATATACAGATATACATTACCAGTCAAGAGTAGAAGAAGCAGAAGTTACAAATCAAAGAATTACAATTGGTAGAAACTTTACTCCAACAAATGCAACTTATAATCCGGCAACAGGTGATTTGGTATTAACAATTCCAGGACACGATTTTGCTGCAGGACAATATGTAAAAATTGAAAGAGAAAGTATTACATTTACATGTACGTCAGACGGTAACAGCCAAGAAGTTTCATATCCTAGAATTTCAGATATGGGATTCAACAAAATGCTTAGAATCAAAAGCGTAGTGGCTGCTAATACAATTACAGTAGACATAGGATCATCACCAGCAGATAAACAGTATGCTCACACATTTGTACGTGCATCAGCAGACAGTGTAAGAACGCAAAACACAAGTTGGATGTACGAAGGATTAGCTGTGAAATTTGAAGATGAAGCAGATAGTACAACTTCAGTTACTGACATAGGACTTGTTGTAGGAACAACTTATTATGTGAAAGAAGTTGTTTCAGATAATGATTTTACAATTTCGGAAACACCATTTGGTAGTGTGAAATCACTTACAGCTGGTAATAATAATTGTATTGTAAAACGTGCATATGACAATCAATTTGATAGTGCATGTGCTAGAGATGTAAGAGAAATTGTAGATGGAATGAAATGGGATCTAGTATATCCTAAAGACTACACAAGAGATTATACAGACAGTGTTGAAATAATTATTCCAGCAAACTATAGATCTAAATTTAGTGCAAGATACTATGTAAATGCAGTAATTGGTTCTAAAGAAGAAGATATGTATTACCTACGTAATGCAACAGGACTAAGGTTACAAACACTTGACGGACTAGATGGCGACTTAGGACCTGCAAACGCTTTTGGCACAAGTAGACCTACAGCAGGTGCATATGCTTCACTAGATCCAGGTTGGGGACCAGCAGATCAACGTGTATGGATTTTAACAAGATCACCGTATGTTCAAAACTTAACTACATTCGGTAATGCTGCAACAGGTCAAAGAATTGACGGTGCGTTACATGATGGCGGTAATGATTCGATTGTTAGTAACGACTTTACACAGGTTATATCAGATGGTATTGGCGCACACATTTTAAACAATGGTAGAGCTGAACTTGTGTCAGTGTTTACATATTACTCACACATAGGATACCTTGCAGAAAGTGGTGGTAGAATACGTGCTACTAATGGTAACAACTCTTATGGTAGCTTTGGTTCTGTAGCAGAAGGTGTTGATAACACTGAAGTTCCTGTTACTGCTATTGTTGATAACAAATTCCAATTTAAAGCTACAATTAGCAAAGTTGAAACAGATGGTGATAAACCGATTGTGTTAGAATACGATCATGCAGGTAATGATTACACAGAAGGTAACATTGGAATATTTGGTGCTGGTACAGGTGCTGAAACTGAAGTTGATGAATTTAGAGACAATGCTGTAAATAGGATTCGAATACTTGACTTAGATGATTCAAGCGGTGACTTAGGTGGTAGTGGATACACTATTGCTACAAACACTGCACAGGCAGGTACTACAAATAGTATTACTATTGCCGCTACAGACGGTGAACCGGATACAGCATATCCAGGAATGAGAGTCGTTATTACAGGCGGTCAAGGTGTAGGACAGTATGGTAAGATTAGCACATACAACAGTGGTGCTAAGTTAGCAAATGTTCTTAAAAATGATGGCACAGCAGGTTGGGAACACTTACGTTCAGGAACACCTATAGTTGCTCCTAATGCAAGTTCAATTTATTTGATTGAACCTAACTGTGAATTTACAGCACCTCCACATAGTTCGACTGCACAAACACTAGCAGCGACACAAAATACAACTGATATGGAATATTGTGAATCAGCAGCTATATACACAAACGTAAGTGGTACAGAAACAACAACTAACGGTCGTGGAGCAAGATTTACTGTGTACAGAAATGGAATGAAATATGTTCCTGTAGTAACAGTAGGCGGAGCTAATTATGCAAGAGGTGACACAATAAATGTTTTAGGTACTAGCTTAGGTGGTGCAACTCCTGCTAACGATTTACTTTTAACTGTTACAAGTGTTAACAGTACAACAGGAGCAGTTACATTTGTTGACAATGATGGTATAGGACTGTCAGGAGAATTTATTGCAGTTGAAAATGCATCAGCAACAATTCAGAAAAGTTCAGATGGTGCAACATGGTCAACTCAGGCATTAGGTAGCTTTGTACCAAGTGGTCCTGTGAAAGTTGCTAACGGATTAATTAATGACGGGTCGTCAGTAGAGAGAACAAGTGCTACAATTATAATTGGACAAAAGGGTTCTGGTGCAAATCAACTTTGGTACAGTCAAGATGGACATGCAACATGGACTGCACAGAGTTTACCAGGAGGTCCTGTTAATGGCATTCCACATATTTGTTTTGGAGATAACAAGTTCTTTGTAATATTTGAAAACCAGAGACACGTTTTTGAAACAGGCGACGGTGGAGCAACATGGATTAAACATACTGATGCACTAGCTACAACTGGTTATACAGGTTTAGCTTATGGTGGTAAGAGAATTGTTGCTGTAAGAAGTGGTACTACTGTATCAGCATACGCAAATACTAATAATGCAGATACGTGGACAACTACAACACTTCCTGGCACAAGTGCATGGGTTGGTATAGCACACGGTAACAACACATTTGTTTGTATTGCTAATGACGATAACAAAGCAGCATACAGTATGGATAGAGGCGAAACATGGATTGATGCAACAGCACCTGATGTTGACGGCTCTTCGATAGTTGTTTACAAACAGATTAAATACGCACAAGGGTTGTTCATGGCAGTAGGTACTGGATCAAGTGCAGACTTAGAAGCATACAACAGTGTTGCAGTTTCACCAGACGGACTTAATTGGGAAGTAAGAGGAGCTCAAGGTGATCCAGACGGAGCTACAACAGGCTTCCAAGCAGTGGCATTTGGTAATCCAAATCAAATTGGTTACTGGATAGCTAAAGGTGAAGGAAGTGCAGAAGATCATTTAGCACGTATACAAACTGGTGTAAAAACATTAGGTAGAGTAGGTGTTGCAAGTGAAAAAGTATTTGAAGTAAGATTGTTTGAACCAGGGTGTGGTTATGTAAATGGTGCACCTACAATGACTATTACTGATCCAGGTAATATTTACGATGTACAAACAACAGTACGATTAGGTAAAGGCTGTTTAGCTACACCAACTTTTGTAAGTAGAGGTAGTGGATACGAAGCAGCAAGTGCAGAACTTGCAACCACAGGAAATAACGGATTTGCAGACTTCTTCCAAAATGGCACATTTATGGCTGTAAGAAGATTAAGTGAAAAACCAACACCAGGTTCTAACATTGTGTTTGACAGTATACCTAACAAAGTATTTAAACTTGTCAATACAGTAACGTTCTTAGGTACAGCAGATGGAAGTTATACAACATTCCTAAATGTATCACCAAATATGGAACCAGCAGATTCACCACCACACGGTGATCCGGTAACAATGAGAATACGTTACTCACAGGTACGTTTAACAGGACATGATTTCTTAGACATTGGTACAGGAGGATTTACAAGTACAAATTATCCTGGAACACCGGCTATAGATCCTGATCCAAATAGAGAAACTACTGAAAGCAATGGTGGTAGGGTGTTCTTTACAAGCACTGACCAAGATGGTAACTTTAGGGTTGGTGAATTGTTCAGCGTTGAACAGTCAACTGGTGTTGCAACATTGAATGCTGATGCATTTAACATTGCAGGACTACAAGAACTTACACTAGGTGAAGTAACACTAGGTGGTAACTCTGCAGCAGTTTCAGAATTTAGTACAGATCCGTTTATGACTGCTAACTCGGATAGTGTTGTTCCAACACAAAGAGCAGTCAAGGCATACATTGAGGCACAAATTGGTGGAGGTGGTGCATCACTTAACGTTAACACAGTAACAGCAGGTGATATATTCATTGGTACCAATCAAATAACTACAGTAACAGGTACGACGATAAATATCAATGCTACTGTAAACTTTAAAGGTGGTGTAGTAGGACTACCATTAGCAATTAACTATATGTTAAGATAAAATTGGAGAAAAGAAAATGGCAACAGGAAGATTAGGAGCATCAGATTTATCACCAGCAGCTGATACCTCTGTATACACAGTTCCAGCTGATACTTTTAGTGTTGTATCTGTTAACATTGTTAACAGAGGCACAAGTACAACAGCAGTTAGGATAGCAGTTGCAGCATCAGGTACTCCTGCAAACGAGGAATACATTGAATACGATGCACAGCTATTACCAAAAGGTGTATTAGAGAGAACAGGAATTGTGATGGATGCTACGAAACAAATCATTGTACGATCAACTTTAGGATCAGTAGGTGCAATGGTATATGGTGTAGAAACATCAACATTGTAAAGGAAAGATTATGGGCAGAAAAATTAGTTTAGGAATATATCCAAATACAGATAGTACTCTAACAGGAGCAACTGCGGATCGGCCTACTACTGCTAATGCTGGTGTAAAATTTTTTAACACTGATAGTAATCAGTTAGAGATATTTAATGGTGAAGGGTGGCATGCAATTCACGAAGTTCTCAATATAAACATTACATCTAGTACAGGTGTATCAGCAAATAGGAGTTATTGGGTAGACACAGCAGGTGGTCCAGTGACAGCTTCGTTGCCGGCTAGTCCTACACAATATGATAGAGTGAAATTTACAGATGCTCATAACTCATTTGGAACAAACGCACTAACAGTAGCAAGAAATGGAGAATTAATTTCAGGAACAGCAGATGATATGACTGTTGACACACCTGGTGCTTCATTTACGTTGATATATCACGGTACAGCAGCAGGTTGGAAAGTAGAAGCAATCTAAGGAAAAAACATGGCATTTGATTATCAAGCACTTAAAAAATACAAATCAGAATCGTTTGTTGATTTGACTGTTCAATCAGGCGATATTGAAGACTCAGCTGTTAATTCAGATAAGATAGCTGACGGAAACGTTACAAGCGGAAAACTTGCTAACAGTGCTGTAGATTTAGGTGGAAACAAAGTTACAGGCACAATGCCTACAAGCAAGGGTGGTTTAGGTACAGGTACACAAACCACTGCTTATAACATGATTAGATCAAACGGCAATGGAACAGTGACAAGTGGTGTACACGGAATAATTAATATGAGTGTGTATACAGGTAATTCAACATGGAACAGACCTTCAGGATGTAGATGGATTAAAGTACAAGTACAAGGTGGAGGTGGTGGCGGCTCTGGTCACGGGGAAGCCGGCGGAGCAGGTGGCTACGCAGAAGAATGGATTGACGTAACCAATATTAGTTCAGTAAGTGTTACAATAGGAGGACGTGGTGGTCCTAGTTATTATTCAGGAGCAGGTGGTAATGGTGGCTCAAGCTCATTTGGTCCATATCTATCAGCTGGTTTAGGATATGGAGCAAATAGAAATAATCAACACTCAGGTGGAGTAAGTGGATCGGGATCAGGAGGTTCGCTAAATATCCACACAGGAGGAGGTGGTAATCATCACCAACGATCAGGATACGGTGGAAGCAGTTTTTGGGGTGGCAACACAGCAGGTGGACATCCCCAAGGTGGACAGTTTACATACAATCACAGGAATCACGCTGCATGGGGTAGCGGAGGAAGTGGTGGATACTTTTATGGTAACCGTGGAGCACAAGGGAGACAAGGTGTAATTGTTGTTACAGCTTTTGCATAAGGAATAGAAAATGGCATTTAATTATCAAACATTGAAAAATATTAAATCAGAATCAATTGTTGATGCTCAGATTAAAACAGGCGATATTGATAATTTACAAGTTACTACAAGTAAGATTGCAAACTCAGCAGTTGGATCTGCAGAATTTGGAACTGGCGCTGTTAGTTTAACTGGTAATGCTGTGACAGGAACACTGTCGACATCAAGAGGTGGAACAGGTTTAACAAGTTTAGGAAGTGCATATCAATCTTTAACTGTAAATAGCGGAGGTACAGGGTATACATATGCAAATACAGGTTTAAGAAGCATGAGTGTGTACACAGGTAATTCAACATGGAGTAGACCAAGCGGAGTAAGATACATAAAAGTCTGTGTATGTGGCTCAGGTGGTGGAGGATCAGGACATGGTGAATCAGGTGGTGCCGGCGGTTATGCAGAGGAAGTAATTAATGTTACAAGTATAAGTTCAGTAAGTATCACAATAGGTGGCCGTGGAGGACCTAGTTATTATTCAGGAGCTGGTGGAAACGGAGGATCAAGTTCATTTGGACCTTATGTATCTGCAGGTGGTGGATATGGTGCAAATAGAAATAACCAACACTCAGGTGGTGTAGGTGGAAATGGTTCTGGAGGAAATATAAATGTGTATGGAGGAGGTGGACAACCACACCATACAAGATCATCACCAGGAGGTCCATCATACTGGGGAGGTAACACAGCTGCAGGACATCCACAAGGTGGACAATTTACATATAATCACAGAAATCACTCAGCGTGGGGCAGTGGTGGAAGTGGTGGATACTTTCACGGTAATAGAGGCGCTCAAGGAAGACAAGGGTGCATAGTAGTTTATGAATATTATTAAGGTAGATAGAAATGGCATTTGATTATCAAACACTAAAAAAGTTTACAACAGAAGCAATTATCGATACTGAGGTAAAACAAGTAGATATCGAAAATAATGCTGTGACCACAGATAAACTTGCTAACAATGCTGTCAACGCAGATAAAATTGCTACTAATGCTGTAGATGTGACAGGAAACATAGTATCAGGTACGTTACCAATTAATAGAGGTGGAACAAATCAAACTTCAACTGGTAGCAGTGGACAGACACTAAGAGTGAATTCATCTGCTAATGGTTTAGAATGGGCAAACAGTTTTGGAATAAACAGACAAGTAGTATATACAGGTAATAATACTTGGAATAGACAATCTGGTACAAGATATATTCATGTGCAAGTTGTAGGCGGTGGCGGCGGTGGCTCCGGACACGGAGAGTCAGGCGGCGCTGGCGGATATTCAGAAGAGATTATTAATGTACAAAGTATTTCCAGCGTTTCTATCTCAATAGGCGGTAGAGGCGGACAAAGTTACTACTCGGGAGCGGGTGGTAATGGGGGATCAAGTTCATTTGGTCCATATTTATCAGCAGGTGGTGGTTACGGCGCAAATAGAAATAATCAACACTCAGGCGGAGTAAGTGGTAATGGATCAGGTGGAAACTTAAACGTCCACGGAGGTGGAGGTGGAAGCCATCACCAAAGTCACGGACCGGGCGGACACTCATATTGGGGAGGTAATACAGCCGCAGGACATCCTCAGGGTGGACAATTCACTTATAATCATAGAAATCATTCAGCTCAAGGCAGTGGCGGCACTGGAGGTTACTTTCATGGTAATCGCGGAGCACAAGGCAGAGAAGGAATGATAGTAGTAACGGAGTATAGATAATGAAAAAAGTTCTTGTAAGTCAAGAAGGTTACGTTATGCAAATTGAAGAGCCCGAAGATCAATTCGAAATCTACAATGGGCCTGACGCAACGTTCCAATGGGTTGATGCACCAGATAACGTATCACTGTTTTGGACACTAGAATATAGTCCATCACAACAAAAAATGGTTTTTGTAGAAAGAGACCAACCACATCCAAATAGGGAAATGCAGAGAAGAGTTGCATACGGAGATGTAGGTGCTCAATTAGACATGTTATATCATGATTTAAAATCAGGTGTGCCGTTAACAGAAGGTTCTTGGATTAATCATATTGACCTTGTAAAAAGTTCGATTCCTGCTCCTGAAACTTCAGTGGAAGAAGATATGTCTCCTGAAGAACAAGCAGCACTTGATGAAATAAGAGAACCTAATTCGAATGAGCCTATGAAGTTTTCAAGTGATGACATGCCAGCATGGAAGAGATTTCCAGGATGGTGGGGTTATAACAACGGAGGAGGAGAATAATGCCAGTTAATTTTATTGCATACGGACCAGTAGAAGTAGAAAATGTACATAATGCTAAAATTTACGATAATGTTCCTCTTATAGAATTTAAGAAAAAAGTAAGTATGACTGTAGGACCTATGCCCGCAGGACTTGCTGTTGGACAAAATTTAACACTACAATACAACGTAGATGATAATTGTTATATGACTACACACAGCGGTAACTTGTTTAGATGCATGAATCCAAGATTTAGAGCAGTACAATCATAGCCACTTATAACCTCTAGGTTCATAAATTATAGTTAAATATGCTATAACTTAGAGGATTGTTGCATGAAAATAAAAAGAGTATGTATTGTAGGAGGCGGCTCTAGTGGTTGGATGACTGCTGCGGCTCTAACAAAACTGTGTCCCCATTTACAAGTTTCTTTAGTAGAATCACCAAACATTAAAACTGTAGGTGTAGGAGAATCTACACTTGGGCATATCAATAGATTTATGAGGTTGCTAGGTCTTGAAGATAAAGACTGGATGCCTGCATGTCAAGCTACATATAAAAACAGTATTAGATTTACAAATTTTAGAGAAAATGATGGTACTCACTTTGAATATCCTTTTGTAAATGACTATGATTTTTCTACCGCGGGCGAAGAACAACTTATTACTTGGACAGAATTATCTGCTTTATATCCAGATATTTTTGGCCCAACAACTTTTGCTGAATTTTATGCACTAAGTAATACTCTTTTAGCAACGCACAATAGACAAACTTACAATGACGATTCTAAATTAAGATATTTTAATTTTGACTACGACACTGCTTATCATTTTGATGCAACAGCTTTTGGAATATATCTTAGGGATAAAATATGTTTACCTGGCGGAGTAAAACATTACAAAGCAGATGTAAAAGCTCATAAGCATGATGATAAAGGTACTATTCACAGTGTGCTTATTTCAGGCGGACATGATATCGGTGCTGACTTGTTTATTGATTGTACAGGTTTTAGGTCAGTATTATTAGAAGGTTGGCAAGGAGTGCCATTCCATTCATTCAAAGATATATTAGCCAATGACAGTGCATGGGCTGTGCGTTTACCTTACAGCGATAGAAAAACACAAATGCATAATGTTACAGATTGTCATGCTATACAAAATGGCTGGGTTTGGAATATTCCATTATGGAATAGGATAGGCACAGGATACGTATACAGCTCTAAATTTGTAAGTAGAGATGATGCCTTAACTGAATTTAAAGCACATTTAAAAACACAACACAAAGTTGATGTAGAAGATAGAGATTATTTCCATATTGATATTAGACATGGCAAAAGGCTTAGAGCATGGTTAGGTAATGTCGTCGGCATAGGTTTAAGTTATGGATTTGTTGAGCCTTTAGAGTCAACAGGATTGTTAACTACACATGAAAACATAATAGATTTATGTCATATTCTAAATATGAGGGGTGGATATGTAACAAGAACTGAAAAAGAAATTTTTAATTTCACAGTAAATCACGCTATAGATAATTTTGCAACATTTGTTTCTAGTCATTACGGTTTATCTATGCGAGAAGATACAAGTTACTGGCGTTGGGCAACACAAAAAAACGAATACGATCCTGAAATGCACGGAGTTTTTGTTCCTAAAAACGACCATTGGGTAAACAGTATGGCCACAGTGATAGGAAACAATGCATTTACACCAGTTAATCAAGGAATGAATTTTATTATGGCAGGTATGGGAATCCGTCCAGTAAGCAGCGAAGCGATGTTTAGAGCTAAACATGATAAAACAGGCGTATCAGAATCTAGAAAACGTCAATTAGAGAAAATTAAAGATAAATTTTTATCAGAAAGACAGAAGTATACGGATTATATTAAAACGTTACCTACACATTATGAATTCTTAAGAGATAACATATATGGTGGTGTTGACGAACACGATGTTTAATTTTTTAAAGAAAAAACCTATAGCTAGATGGTATAGTCTTGAAAAAGGATTAGAAGATGTATGGCCAGTAATTCCAGCCGCATCAGTAAAAAGAAACTGGCGTACTAAATCACAAAATCCTAATCCTGAACACGGTAGTAATTATACAAAAAATTGTCCAGGAATGAATTTACTTATGTCAGCAGGTTGGGTAATACCTGTACCAGCTGATTTTAAAATTACTACTAACGGTGACGGCATACATTTTGATTTTGTAGAAAGTGTGAGATTTCAAAATGAAAAAGCATTTGATGCAACATATATTGGATTTCATGATCAAGAACAATCTGAACGTATTTTAGATAATCCAAAAAAAGATTTAAAAACAGTGGTAAAAGTTCATACACCCTGGCGTGTTGAAATAGATCCCGATTATTTTTTAATCCAAATGCCTGTACATTATAATAACGAAGATAGGTTTACACCTGCTACAGGTATTTTAGATCCTTCATATTCACATGAAATAAATGTTCAATTGTTTTGGCATGTGATGGAGGGAGAAACTTTAATAAAAGCAGGAACACCTTTGGTGCAGTATATACCTATACACAAAAACGCATATATGTCAAATCAATTTGATTTTTCCTGTGTGCCTGCAACTGAAGATGATAGAAAGCTCGAAAGGGCATTTGATTATGCATTAAGGTCTGTATTTCAAAATACAGATATCTTAAAGTCTAGACTAGACAGAGTGAGAAAAGTATTGCATAAGTATCGTAGTAAAAGGAGAAATAAATGAAGCAAAGTTATGTAGAAGGCTTAGACGAAGTTATTAAAAAAGTATCTTTAGAAAAAGAAAACAATGAACTTAAACTTAAAACAATTGAAGAAAATTTATCTGATACAAAATTAAATCCATACGGAGTTACTTCTATTGATTTTTCAGAAAGACAAGAAGTCATTGAAGATATTTTAAAAATGGAAGGCACGCTAATGGGTTTACAATTAGCAAAGGATACTTACAGTGAGATTGCCGACTAATGTATCTTTAGTAGATCCTTTTCCGCCCCTAATATATAAAACTTCGTACGATTTTGATTTCCAAAATATAGAAAAATTTATAAACCATTTTATAAAAATGGAGCCTGAATCTCGATCTTTATTGGAAAAAGGCGAATCATATTCATCTGTAGCTTGGCAAGATATGCCACCACATCAATGGGATGAACTAAAAGATTTTGGAAAATTCTTAGATATACATTTACCTAAGGTATATCAATTACACAATATAATTGACAAACAAAATGGTATTTTAAATTCTTGGATTAATATACACGATGAATCTGGAGAAACACTAGAACATTTTCATAACCATACAGACTTTGTAGTAACTTCATATTTGAGTTTGCCAGAAGGAAGTGGGTATATAGAGTTTAGAGATCCTTTGGAATATCATAAGGCAAACACGTATATACAACCAGAATTAGAATTATGGAAAGAAGTTCCTTGTAAAACAAATGATATTCTTATTTTTCCTGGTTGGCTAAAACATCGAACACAACCTAATACAACAAACAATAGAAGAATTGTAATGACTATGAATATAGGAAGTGTAAATGTTTAAGTATTGTGATCCTGATGCAAATACATTTGACAGCGTTGTTAAATTTAAAAACTTTGAAGACATAGACAAAGAATATATTAAATTAGATAACGATATAGGATATTGGATATTTGATACTCCGTTTTTGGATAATCAAAGTTTTCACAAATTTAGATCTACAGTGAGTAATTTTCCTATTTGTAAAAATAATAATTTAGATTCAAATAATGATCCTAATCCGTTTGATACTATACACATACCTGCATGGCTACACAAAGATATTTGTTTAATTTTAAGAGACTTTTATTTGAGTGAAATAAACAATCAAATACAAGATCCTTCCATTTTTGAATGGGGTAATGTATTTTTCAGTAAAAATACAAGACCAATTAAAGCATATAGAATACCACACAGAGATTACGATAACGGCATAGTAGGAAACTTATGGTTTACTAACCATAAAAAGAGAACGTCGGGTACAAAGTTCTATAAGTATATAGGTAATAATATAAATGGCGAATACGAATTTGTTGTTAATCCTAGTCATAAGTGCTATGACGATTATCAAGACTTGTTAAAACAAGGTAGAAACAGTAAATGGTTTAATTTTGATGATTCTGAATTGCAGAGATGGGGTTTTGAATATTTAGGAATGGCCGACAGTGTAGAGAATACTATGACTGTTTATAAGTCAAATATTTGTCATTTAGCTTATATAGAAGATGAAGTAAAATTTAGATGGAGTCATACTTTTGCATTTGCCCATAGATAATAAATTAAACTGTGATTTCTATTTTCCTACGCCTGTCTGGTGGAACGATTTAAAAAAATATGATGATAGTGAATTACTAAAATTACATGAGTGGCTGAAAAAAGATGATCCTAAAGGAAAAGAACTAAGCAACTTTGGTGGATGGCAATCAAGAGCATTTTTACCTGAAGATTTTCCTGCTACTAACGAATTTGCAAAAATAATGGAAGACTTATCAATTGCTTGCTTAGAAGATTATGGACTATCACCAGATAAACACAAACTAAAATTAGGAAATATTTGGTTTAATGAAAACAAAGGTAAAGATGTAAATCAATTACATATTCATGGCGGATCATTTCTAGCGGGTACATACTATTTGTCTATACCAAATGGTGCAGGAGAAATAATTTTTTATAGAAACTACATGGAAGAATATGCTTTATACGCTCACTCAGGCGACTTTGAAAGAATTACTCCAATAAACGGTATAACAGCAAGATACAGACCAAGAAATAAAAGAGTAGTTTTATTTCCTGCTTGGCTACAACATGGTGTTTTACCTAGCGAAACAAATGAACCACGTATAAGTATTGCATTTAATTTAAAGGTTAGAGATGTTTGATCATATCGGTACTGTAATAATGAACACAACTGATCTTCTTGCAAATGATAAAGCTCATGTGTTCGAAGGTTTATTAAAACAACCTAGTGCTTTAGCTTCCTGGAATGACATAGAAGCATGTTTGAATAATCCAAACTTTTATGAATTCGAACTGATTGATCAAAATAGCAATAAAATTCAAATACCTTCACACAAAAAAGCATGGATAAGCAATAAATTTGTACAAGATAAAGGTTTTTTATTTGACAAATTTAATAATGGTGCTACACTAATTATAATGAACTACGGGTTTCATAATAATATTATAAATGATTTGTTAGGTACACTTGAAAATCTGTTTGATATACATGCTTCTGCACACGTTTATTGCGGATTAGAGGACACAAAATCTTTTACAATACATGATGATTATCCAGCAAATTTTATTTTTCAGATTGAAGGCGAAACAAAATGGAAAATATTTAAAAATAGAATAAGTTATTTGTATAGAACTGGTACAATGAATGGTAAATTAGCAGAAGAAGATCTAGAATTAGATATAGAAGTAAATCTCAAGCCAGGTGATGTTTTATATATACCGTCACGAGCTTATCATTGTGCTTATCCTAAAGGAGAGCGTATTAGTGTTAGTGTTCCTTGTTGGAATAAACTTCCTAGTGATGAACCAACTACACAAATAGATAGAAATATATATAATATAAGGAGAAATAATGTTTGAAACTAAAATGTTATACGGAGTAGCTGATCCTGAAACGTTTAAGGAATGCACAGACTTAATGCTCGGAACTGATTTTCCCTGGCATTATTTAGAGGATACAACATATGAAAATGCAAGTAAAAAAAGTATAAAAACTTCCGCATTTGCACATTTACTTTTAGGTAATGATGGACATAGAAGTCCGTACCTTGATAAATTTACACCTATTTGGGAAAGTATTGTAGATCAATTAGAGATAACCCCTATAAAAGTTTTTAGAATGCGTTTAGGATTTTTGTTAAACACAAGATATCTAACACCACAGATGCCATATGTTTATAACGAGCCTCATGTAGATGCCGATTTCCCTCACATTACTGCTTGTTATCATTTCTGGCATACAGATGGTAAAACTTTTGTGTTTAATGAAACAGAAGAACAACCTAATAATAAAAGTTATTCTCAACACAAATCATTCGAAGCAGAACAAAATAGTTGTATTGTGTTTGACGGATCAAGATATCATGCTAGTACATGTCCAAAAATTCATCAGAAAAGGATAGTTTTAACAGTAAACTTTACAATCTAATGCAAAATTTTAAAGGAAAAAGTAAAAAGCCCCTTCTACCTACAATTATTGTAGATGATTTTTTTGAATTACCTCAATTGGTAAGGGCTTATGCTTTGAGTTTACAGTATTACAAAGGAGATAGAGGAACTTGGCCTGGACTTAGATCCGATATGATACAAGAACTAGATGCAGACCTATTTGAAACAGTGGAAAATAAATTGTTAGATACTATAGGCGTGTTTAAATCTTTCAGTAAGTCAGATATGACATTTCAAATTATTTCTGAACATTACGGTTCTGGTTGGGTACACGATGATAATCCAGAACATGATTTAGCTGGAGTAATTTATTTAAATGATGTAACTGTGCAAGGATCTGGTACTGTAATTTATGATCAACAACTTGATGTAAATATGCAAAAGTACACAGACATATTTAGACAAGATGTGAACTCAGAAGAGAAAAATATAGACTTTGAAAAACACAGACAAGAACAGAAGTCACATTTTCGACCAAATATTACAGCAGAATCAAGAATGAATAGATGTATAATGTTTGATCCGAGGCAGTGGCACAGTGCTGAAGGATTTTTTGGTAAAGATAAGACAGATTCACGAATGACTTTGGTATTTTTCTGTAATGGAGTATACAAATGATAGACATTGATACTATAGAAAACACATCCATTAATTCATCACAAAAAATTCAGCAGTTTGACCTCAAAAATAGGAAAAAATTTCCACGTTTTCCTACAACAGTGATTGATGATTTCTTTCAAGAGCCTTTAATGTGGAGAAATTTAGCTTTACAACAAGAATATAAGCCTGCTTTTAACACAACCTTTCCAGGACAGCGATCAAAACCATTAGCAGAAATAGATGAAAACATATTTGGAACATTTTGTGAAAGATTGCTTCATTTTTTACCTATGTATAATGGATTTTATTATTGTAACGCAAGTTTTTTCAGTGTGGACGAAACATTTATAAAAGGTTGGGTGCATGACGATGATCCAGATACAACTTTAACTGGTATTGTCTACTTAAATCCTGATCCCCCACTAAATTCTGGTACTACTATGTATGATGATCGTTTTGCAGAAGAATATTCCGAATATCATAAAATTATTCAAAAAGATTGTCTGCAATCTACACCAGAAGAAAGACAAAATTTTTCAAACCATAGAGATAAACAACGATCTTGTTTTACTCCTAGTATAAATGTAGACAATGTGTTTAACAGATGTGTAATGTTTGATCCAAAAACGTGGCATAGTGCTGATAACTTTTTTGGCACTACTTTAGACGACTCAAGATTGACATTAGTGTTTTATGCACAGGCAGGAAAAAGATAAATGGACGAAATTATTGAAATAGAGAATATAATTGGAAAAACATACCAAAATTCTATACTTGAAAGATTTACAGCTAAGGATTTTCCTTGGTATCTAAACAAAAATCTTGTATCACCTGATATGTTTACAAGCGAAAATGACAAAGATTACAATCCTGTAGGATGGAACCATTTTTTATATGAAGAAAACAAAGTTGTAAGTCCAATGTTTGAATTTGTACATCCATTAGTTATGACAATCCAGGATTTAAATTTATTTCCTAATAATTCTTTAGAAAGAATGAGAGCTAATCTTACTGAACGATCCCCACACAACACTAAAGAACATCATTTGCCACATATTGATTCATGGTATGAACACTTTAATGTAATATATTATATGAATGACGGTGACGGTGACACTTTTATCATGGATCAAACAAATAAAACGTATGACGTTAATGATATAGATTACGTAAAGAACACAGAATGGACTGTAAAGAAAAGAATTACACCAAAAAAAGGAAAAATAGTTGCTTTTCCTGGACATTACTATCATGCAAGTAGTCCTAATAAAAAAGATCCTTATAGAATTGTTTTAAATATTAATTTTGCGGAGATGCAACTTGGACGCTGATTACAAAGTTTACAAATCACAACTAATATGTGATCATCATTCTCAAATGATTAGAGATCTTAATCAAGTACATGACTTTTTCTGTCAAACTTTTCCTAATAGTGACAGTACATGGGCATATAAATTTTATAATGTGTTTAATGCAACATCTCCTAGTCCATTGTGGTACGATCTATTGCAAGAATTGAAAACCTATATTAGAGAATTTGTAGGACACGATGATAAACTTTGGATGCAATGCTGGTTGAACTATCATATGCCAGATCAAGTGCTTGATTGGCACGGACATGACTGGCCATATCACGGATATATAAGTGTAGACCCAAAAAAAACTGACACAGTATTTGAAACATATAGAATAAAAAACGAATTAGGAAATATATACATAGGACCTGGACATAGAATGCACAAAGTAGAAGTAATACATCCTTTTGACACACCAAGAATTACGTTAGGCTTTGATATTACAGATGAGCCGGATTTTCCTTTTGATCATTTTAGTTTGATGCCAATATGAAGCCAATTATTTTACATAAACAAGTAAGCCCCGAACTTTGTAAGTTTGTATCGCAAGAAATGCGTATACTAGAAGGTGTAATTGAAGAATTTAATCCTGAAGGCAAGTACGAACCTGGCTTTGAAGATAGTTTTAATGCATATTGTCCACCTTGTTTAGAAGCACTGAGCCTTACTATACGGCCTATTATTGAAAAACAAGTTGGAAAACAGCTTTTACCTTCTTATACATATGGTAGAATTTATAGGCCTGGTGCTAAATTAGATAAACATTATGATAGAAGAAGCAGTGAAGTAAGTGTAAGTGTATGTTTAGAGAAAGGTAACACACCTTGGTTTTTAAGTGTCGAAACTAAAGAAGACAAAGTAAGTGTAGATCTAGACGTAGGAGATATTTTGATTTACTGTGGTAGAGATTTTGCCCATTGGCGTGAAGGACCATACCAAGGGGACGAACAAATTCAAGTTTTTATTCAATACGTAGATAAGAACGGTGACAGTGCAGATTTGGTCTATGACGGTAGACCAAAATTAGGCTTACCATTTGGATATAAAAGTGATTTTGTCAAAGAAGAACTTAATGACCAATTAAGTTTAAGAGATATATCCTGAAAATTCACAATCAATACCTTTTTTAATATTTTCTAGACACTGTCTATGAGGCAAATATTCTTTTGGTATATACATAGTTTGATATTTGTAATCAGGATCTAATCTTTCTGCAAAATGTCTTGTATAAAGTTTGTTAATTTGTTCTGTATTTTTAAACATTCTCAAACCCCACATAACTTGTAACCAGTTCATATGACTAAACATTACAAACTCATTCTTAAACATGTTCAATCCAGGTAAATGATTTTGGAAAGTTTCTAAATATTTTTGATTCCAGTCAGTCAACTCTAGTTCATTGTTTACCCAACGCCAAAATTCACTATCTCTTCTCTGGGTAATGTAATGCACCTGTACAAAAGAAATTATATTATCAGCAACTTCACTGAAAAGTTTATTATATGTGTCAGCTTCTACTGTATTTGTTTTAGACCAATACGGTAAAGCACTAAGTAATCCTAAAATTTGTTGAATTGTGCTACCTATACTTGTAGCTTCTAATGGCTCAACAAACATTCCTGCTAGTCCCATTGTTACACAATTTTTAATCCAAAATTTTTCTACGTAACCTGCTGAAAATTTTATTTTTTTACCAACCTGTATTTCCTTATCATGATGTTGCTGTGCTTCTTCTAGTGCTTTATCATCATTTATGAAATCATCACAATAAACATATCCGTTTCCAAACCTCTGCTGAGTAGGAATGCGCCACATCCACCCACTTGACAAGGCAGTTGATTCTGTGTACGAAGGAATATCTTCTTTGTATTCTGTTGGAAAAGCAATAGCACTGTTCATTGGTAGATACTTTTTACAATCTATCCATTTTGCGTTTAGTTTGCTTGCTATAACTCGTTTAAAACCGCTACAATCTATAAAAAAATCAGCATTATATTGATTTTTGTCTCCTATAAGTGTTTTGACAAAACCTTCTTGGTCTAGTATTACATCATTCACAATATCATCAACAAACTTTACTCCCCTATCTGTACATAATTTATGAAAATATGAATTCAGCTTGTTTGTATCAAAATGCCATTGATTTACTTCTGTGTCAAACGGTGCAGCGTGTAGGCTCTTCATTGTTTCTGGCCATATAGAACTTGAATTATCTTTTCCTTGTCCTATAAGTTTTTGAAATATATGGTATATGCCACTAAGTGAATCTCTGCGTCCTACCCACTCAGCTAAACTGTGCCAGTAAGCTGTGTTATCACCATGCCAATTTGTAAATTTTATTCCTACTTTGTATGTTGCATCAGTATTTTTTACAAGATCATCTGCTCTTATACCAACATGATTCATCAAGTGTCGCCAATGCTCAGTAGATCCTTCACCAACACCAATAATGCCAATTTCTTTAGATTCTATCACAGTAACATCAACAAAAGGCAGGCTATGTTTAATCAATAAAGCCGCAGATAAACCAGCTGTGCCTCCACCCAGTACAGTTAATTTTTTAATCATCAAAAACCTCTTTAGAAACTTTAGATTTAACATCTAAAATTGCTATACTATCTTTAGCTAAATTATAATTTATTTTTCCTGCAGGAAAAGTGTTAAAAGCTATGCTCCATCTGTCAATAGGCACAGTATTGTATGTGGTAGAATGAAACATCCAACTAGGAAATAAAATTAATTTTCCAGGAACTGCTTCTATATATTCAAAAGGTTCAAAATCGTGCCTTAAAACTTCAATCTGTGCTTGTACACGATGATGAACAGGATCTTCAAACACAGTTGCTGCACCTTTTGTTAGGTAATACACACCGCTATACATGCTCATACTGTGTTTGTGCGGCGAATGGTACATACCAGATTCAGCATAATATTTGTTTGCCCAACTGCTTGTAATTTCTATTTTATCACAATCATACTTGTTTTCTTGTCTAAGCTCTTCTAAGCATTTGTCAAACCATGCAAACAAATCATTGTATTCTGGTTTACAATGTAAGTTTTCAGTAGAACTTAATGCAGTATGTTCTTTAAGTGTTTCTGCAGAAAGGAGTTCGATAAACTTAGTGTTATCAATATCATCGTTCTGAAAAGTGTATATCAAAGTTGGAAATATAGGTACTTTTTGCATACAGTACTTATTTTAATTAAGTTCTCTACAGTGTTTGTTTTGAATAAATATGTTAGTTGGAGAATTTTATGACGCAGATTTTTGACAGAATACGAATAATACCACGCCCAGATGATTTTTTAGACAGGAACGTCGGCAGTGTCGGTGAGGTATTTTATGATGCACAAGCCAACACACTAAGACTTTATAATGGTAAACAAACAGGCGGAACTACTGTTTTAACAGCTTTCAATATGCCTGAAGAATTATATAATTCAGGCGTTGCTACTGTATCTCTGACTACAACAGTTGTGTCTGCCCAAGGATCAGACGTTGGTAACAAATATAATATTTCAGATGGTGTAAGTGATACTACCTACAAACCAGATTTAACTTTTGTTGTTGGATACACTTATGTATTTGATCAAACAGATCAAACAAATGTATATTATCCTAATGCTAATGGCACAACGGCAAATCCACATCCTTTAAATTTTAGTAGTGACGATCCTAACGGAGAATTAGGTAGCGGAACCACATATACAGATGGAGTAGTTTATAAAATAAACAATGATCCTGTGACTAAACAAGAATATTGGGATAGATTCAATGCCGCTACACAAAGAAGTGTGCAAATTACTATAAAAAGCACAACACCAGCTACTCTTTACTACTGGTGTAAAAATCATACTAACATGGGTGCTACAATTACCAAAGCTAATCCAGGATCAGGAACAGGCGGAGGAACTATTTCTGTATCTGCTACTGCTCCAGAATCACCAGATGCAGGAACAATTTGGTTTAACAGCACAAGCGGAAGATTGTATGTGTGGGTAAATGATACTGACAGCAACCAATGGGTGCAACCAAGTGTGCCTTTAGGTATACCAAATGCATTTAGTAATATAACATTAAACGATAGTTCACAATTATCAAGTTCCGGATCTGACACATTAAACATTGTTGACGGCCCTGGTATTGAAGTAAGTTCGGATCCTAGCACAAATACTTTAACTATCTCTAGTACAAATACAGGTAGCACAATTAATAACCTAAACGATATACAAAATGTTAATATTTCTAGTGTTGCAAACGGACAAACACTTGTATACAATAGCACAAGTGGTAAATGGGAAAATGGTGCATTTACTCCTGAAACAGGTTCAATTACTTTTTCAGGTAGTACAATAGATTCAGATGATAGTTCACAAATTGTGTTTACACCTAGCTCTAAATTTTCAAGTGATGTAATAGTAGAAAATGATGTTGTTGTAGCTAACAAGATCAGTGCTGCAGAATTTGTAAACACAAGCACAGGCACTCCAACGTTTGATAGTGCAAGTACTATTACATTAAAAGCACCTGACGGTGTTGTAATTAACTTAGGTGCATTACGACTAGCTAATTTTACAAATTCACAAAGAGATGCATATTCAGCAAACAACGGTGATATGATTTATAATACTGAAGACAATAGAATACAAGCATATATTAATGGTGTGTGGAGACGCATAGATGACTCGGGTATAGTATAATGGAAAGAGAATATACAGTAATTGTAAACGCAGGTGTTGATTTAAAACAAGTAGAATCAGAACTTACAGCTTCTACAGGATCAGGACCTATACCTAACAGATCAGTTGATATTGCAAATCCAAGACCGGGCAGTCGTAGACAAACACATTTTGCATTAACAGATGAAGAAGCTAAAGAATTATCTAAAGATTCAAGAATAATGGCAGTGGAAATTCCACCACAACAGAGAGATGATATACAAATTGGGCTTCACGCAACACAAGTATCTGAATTTACAAAGCCTGGCGTACTTACATCTAATCTAGTAAATTGGGGTTTAGTCAGATGTAATATGCAAAAAAATGATTTTGGGCAATCTGCATTTGCTACAAATATATTTGAATATGCATTAGATGGCACTGGTGTAGATGTTGTTGTACAAGATAGTGGCATTGAAGCAGGTCATCCTGAATGGAACAATTATGCAGGTCAAAGTAGACTTAAACAAATAGACTGGTACACAGCAAGCGGATTAGCAGGCAGTCAAAGTCCAAACCATTACAGAGATTATGATGGACACGGAACGCATTGTGCAGGTACATCTGCAGGAAAAACATATGGTTGGGCAAAAAATGCACATATATATGCTCAAAAATTATCAGGTTTAGAAGGAAGTGGCGATAGCGGTACAGGAATTAGTATAACAGATGCATTTGATGTTATTAGAGTATGGCATAATAATAAAGCAGTTGATCCTGCAACAGGCTTTAAAAGACCAACCATTGTTAATATGAGTTGGGGGTATGGTTCTACACGAGTTGGAGATCCAGACAGTGGCAATTATAGAGGTTCTGGATGGACATGGGGAGTTGACTACAGTGATAACGCAACATTATGGGCTAACACAGGTATTGTTGTTCCTACAATAAGTGGCATCGCAAGACGTATTCCTATAAGAGTAGCATCGGTTGATGCTGAAATAGAAGATATGATTACCGACGGTGTTCATGTGTGTATAGCAGCAGGTAATGATTATTACAAAGGCGATGTAAGCACAGGGGATGATTATAATAACACTATCGTATATGGAGTTGATACAATAAATTACGCAAGAGGATCAAGTCCTTACAGTGACAATAGTATGCGTGTTGGTAATATAGAATCAACCGTTTACCTATCGGGTGCAGAATATTTAGACCAACCAAGAGGTAGTAGTTCTAGAGGTCCTAGTGTTCAAATATGGGCACCAGGTAGTAACATTGTTAGTGCATGTAGCACTACAAATGTATATACAACAGCTAATCATCCTGAAGATGCAAGTTATAGAATTACAAGTATAAGCGGCACTAGTATGGCGTGTCCACAAGTAGCAGGCGTTGGTGCATTACATTTACAAGCTAATCCAGGATTGACACCAGCACAACTAAAAGCAAGAATAATTAGTGATGCAAAGAATGTTATTCAAGATACCAGCAGTGATACAGATTACACTGCAAGTAGTACAAGTTTAATGGGTGCATCTAATAATATGCTGTTCAATAGATATAATAGACAAGGTTTAATAATGAAAAACATAGGAATATAACATGGCTTTAAATTTTCCAATTAATCCAACTAACGGCGATACCTACACAGAAGGTACTACAACATGGATATATGACGGTACTGCTTGGAATGTAACACAAGCATCAAGTGCAAGAAATATCTATACAACAGTAACAGGTGATACAGGAACTACCACAGCAGATATACAGAATGACACATTAACAGTAGCTGGCGGTACAAATATCACCACAGAAGTAACAGACGATACACTAACAATTAATTTTAGTGGCTCTGTAGGTAGTACACAAAATTTATTTGATAAAGTTACCACTGATGACGGTACAGCAACAGCATCATCAACAACAGATACACTTAGAATTCTAGGCGGTACTAACATTTCAACTACAGTACCAACTGACACAAAAGATGTTACAATTAATTTAGATACTTTTCCAATTAGCGGATTAAGTAATGTTTCATCTACAGCACCTAGTACAGGTCAAGTTTTAAAATGGGATGGCTCACAATGGGCACCTGGAATTGACGCAACAACTGGTGGTGCAGGCACAGATGCAGATACTTTAGACGGCTTTGATGGCTCATATTATTTAGATTATAATAATTTGTCAAATAAGCCAGCTATTTTAACATTAGAAAGTATTAGTGTTGGTGTGGAAAATACTGCAAGCGGAAATGGTGCTATATCATATGATAACACTACAGGTGTGTTTAGGTATACACCTCCAACAGCGGCAGGTATAGGTGCAATAGCATCAGAAGTTAATGATCTTACAGCGGCAGTTACATGGGCAAATGTTCCTGATGCAAATATTACACAAACATCAGTTACACAACACCAAGCTGCATTATCAATCCTTGAAGGCCAAATATCTGATTTACAAAATTATCTTACATCAGTGTCAGCAAGTGATTTAAACAGTATTAGTATAGATGCTCTAAGTGATGTAAACACAACTACACAAGCACCAACAGACGGACAGGTTTTAAGTTGGGACAATGGTAACGGATATTGGAAGCCAGCAACAGTATCCGGTGGTGGAGGTGGAGGAGAAGCAAATCAAAATGCTTTCTCTAATCTAGCAGTTGCAGGACAAAGCACTATCGAAGCTGATACATCTACAGACACTTTGACAGTTGCAGCAGGTTCAGGAATAAGCATTACAACCAATGCAGGAACAGATACACTAACAATAACAAGCACAGTATCAGGAGGTGCTACATCATTCCAAGGTTTATCTGATAGACCAACAGGATACACACCTTATATGTTTGTTGAATCTGCAATAGCACGATTAGTTGTTACAAACAATTCAGCATCTTCATATAGATTTACAAGCCATTACGGCAATACAGACAATCCTACAATCTATGCAATATCTGGAACAACTATAGCATTTGACCTTACAAATATAGGTGCATCTCACCCATTCCAAATACAAAGTGGTAGCGGAGCGTCTTATGACACTGGACTGTTACATATCACTGCTGGAGGAACTGTCACTGAAGGAGCAAGTGCTAATGCTAAAACAGGAGGAGTATTGTATTGGCGCATTCCACAAAACATCTCCGGAAATTATAGATATCAATGCACAAGCCATGGCGGCATGTTAGGCACTATAAATATCAAACAAATATCTACGATATAGGAATATTATTTTCTGAAAAAATAGTAAGAATTGCTTTTCTTGTCTTTGAAATATTTTGTCTGTTAGGACCAAACAAACTTGGTTTTAAATCTCCAGCAGTCCTTACTCTATGAGCCTGTTCTAAATCACCCACTTGTTCTTTTAACAAAGCTATAAGTTTTTGTAGTTCTTTTTTAACTTCTTCGTTTTCGATAAAAGAGCTTTTGTGTTCAAATTCTGCAACACTTTTTGTAAAGTTTTTTCCATTTTTAAGTTGTGGGAGCATGTTGACCTACATTATCAGGTTTTACTATAGTGTATAAATCCGCAGGATCATCTTTATCACCTACTTCTGTTATACTTCCGCTTTGAGATAAATTTATAATTTGATGTGGTACCATAGCCTTTATCTCAAAAGTGTGACCTTCAGGTATTTCTGTTTCAAACACCTCTGCGTCTTTTGTGTTAATCCATCTTATTTTAAATTTACCACTGTTTACAAATAGTGTTTTATTTTTTGTTTTGTGCATTTGTACTGGAGTTTTAGCATGTATTTGTTCAAATACAAGTATCTTTCCGCTGTATGTATCAGCAGGTGCCCATAGTAATTCATAACCCCATTCATGTTTTACTACACCTTTATCAGTTAGTTTCATTCTATAAATTCCACAAGTTTAAATACTGTTTCTAATTTAGTAACATTTGTTTTGTTATTTAATGTGTTACGCAATCCGTGATGTAGAGGTTTGGGCCAATCACCAAAAGTTGTCCAAGCATACCCGTTATGTTCTTCGTTTAGTGTTGGTAAAAATTCTTGATCTACTATACACAAATAAGTATGAAAAGCAAATTTATTATCATTGCTTATAAATGTTTCTAAAGGAATAGATTTTTTAATATCTATATTTCCTATTTCTTCATTTATTTCTCTTTGCAATGCTGACCAGGGTGTTTCTTCATTCTCATTAGTACCACCAACAAGACCCCATAAATTTGATTGTTTACCTTTGGTCCTATGTAAAAATAAGAATCTTTTTGTGTCCCGAGCATACAACAATGCGCCGCTACATACTATCTTTTGCATATATGTAATTATCTTAGAACTTTAAACGCCAAGTCCCATGTGGATATTCACCTTCAAATGCTAATAACCATTCTGTGCCAGTCCATTTATATTGCACACCTGTGTTAAGATTTGTAGTGTAAATAGTTTCTGTAGTTTTACTACTTGCATCAAATACAATACTCCATTTAGTGCCACTCCATTCTACTATGTCATTAGCACTTGCAACAAAGTCACTACCATCTGCATTTTTCCAAGCATCTGCTCCATCTTCGTTGCTTGGATCTCCTATTGACTCGTCTAATAATAAAATTCTAGTGCCTGTTTGTTTTAAATTTACTGGGCTTGTCTTTAATGGATCTATTATAAAATTAATTTTGCTGTTGTCACCACTAGGTCCTGTAATGATAGTATCAGTAGGTAAAGTATCACTGTCCCAATTTACAGTCATTGTATAATCATCTAGTGTAGTAAGAGCTAAGTAACCAACTATTTCATTATCTAAATCAGATCTATCTAAGCGTACTTCAGTAATACCTGATTGAAATATTCCATCTCCTCCGTGTGCTTTGAGATATTCCGGCCAGCTACGTTTTCCAGCTATACCATTATCTATTAATTTTATTGTGTTGCCTAACACTAATAAATCATAATTATGATAAGTTGTATTTGTAAAGATAGAAGTGCCGGTTTTACCTGACGTCATTGTATCAAATTCTGTAGCTACATTACCGTCATCATCTATACTAACTTTTGCTTTTCCTGTTGCTTGTGGTTTACTTGTATCTGCAAATTGTAGTAGTTGTGGATTAGATAATTCTAAGTTAATAGTACCTTTGCTTTCATCAAATATGCTTGTAACAATATTTGTAACAACTCCTAATCTCTTAACTTTTGTTGGTGGAGAAATATATATTGGTGTTGTAAATCCTAGTGTTGCAACATCAATCTCAGTTTCAGTACCCATAGGAATAGATCTACTACTAAAAGTAGTACTTGTCAAGTTTACCACACTAAGACTGGTCCAATCAACATAATTATCAGTAGTTTGTATTTCTAAACTAGGATTAAACAACATTAAAATCTGTTCAAGTATTTGTAATTTTTGATCTGTATTTGTACTCCATACATCTACATTTACACTTAGATTATATGGTGTAGGCATAAGTCTTTCTACAGTGTAATTTTTTCCTTGTGTGTTTAGATATTCTTTGCCCTCTTCATCATATGCACGTTCTCTAATATTAAGTTTACTCACATAACTACTATCTGCTAATCTTGCACCATCTAATTCTAATGCAGTAATATATACAGCCATTCTAGGTGCACTAGGAACTTTATTTTCCGAATTGTCGTTAATAATTGACGCTACTTGTCGTGTCATATCACCGTATAACACAGGAATTTGTACTAAATTACCTTGACTATCTTTATAAGAAAAATTACTTAACAGTCTTACAATTTGTGTAATATATCTTCTAATCTGTCCATCATAAAAGTGTTGCATTAGTTGTCTGCCTTAGGTTTAAGTGCTTTAGATAGACTTTGTCTTTCTTGTACAACTTCACCACCAATATTATCTGTCTTGGTGTTATTAACAAAGCTACTTTTCTGTGTCGATCTAGTATTTGTTTGAGTCATATCCATTCTTACTGAATCCTCTATTTTGACCCAACGTCTGCCATCATATCTAAATAATCTATTAGGTAACATATCCGTCCTTAAAAAATAATCACCTTCTACTTGAGCTGTTGGAAAACTAATTCCATGTCCAAACGCTTCTCCGTTAGGTGCAATACCGTCTCCTAAAAGATAACCATCATAGCCTTCTCTTTTTGGAGTTTGCATGACTCTGTCTGCAAGCTCATTTTGTGTACTAGCATCAAGATCAGCTGTATCTGTAGTTACAATATCAACCTTGCCAGTTTCATCTACTTCTAAAGTAAATAAATTCGTAGTGTCATATCCGCTTTTAGCAGCATCTGATTCGGCTTGTTTTACTACAGCATCATTTATTTCAACTTGTTTATTGTAGTTAGATAAAAGATCTCTGAGTGTATCTCCTCCTGGAGCTTCTTCATCAGCTGGTTTATCAAAAATATCTTTGTATTCTTGACTGTCCATAATCTGTTTCAGTTTCACTCTGTACAAATGAGGATACCATGTTGGACTGTAACCTTCTGAAGCTCTGCTTACTTCTTCAACTACGTAAAACCTTTTCATAGCAGTTTCAAAATCATTTAGAGCATATTCATCACGTAAGTGTGGTAATTCAATTACATCTCCTGACATAATTTTTCTACCTAAAGTTTTTACAGTTGAATTTATGTGCATTGTCATAAACAAAGTGTCATTGCTTAAAAACAATCCAAATTGAGATAAGTTAAAATCTATATCTTGAACGTTATAGATTCCACGTAAAGTGTAAATATCAGGATCATATTTTCTGTCTCTATTTTCTAAAAACAGTAGATCTTGTATATTAGTTTCTGCAATGACATCGTATTTTGGAACATCTGCTGTAGCTTGAGCTGTCTCTATTTCTTTTGGTCCTAGATACTTGTGTACATTTACATCAGTACCACCAACAGTAAACATCTCATAGATCCTGTTGTCTATAAATTCGAAATCTTTGCCTTTTTCAGGTTTGTATAATGATAGTCTTGGCATAAACATATTTATCTTACGATAAATACTATTGGAGAAACTACATATGGCAACATTATCTACAAAGAAACAAGAAGTATTTGACTATGTAAACGCTATGTTAGGCGGTGGAATGGTCGACGTTGAACTAGATCCAGTTCATTATGAAACAGCATTAACAAAAGCTCTTACTAGATTTAGACAACGTTCTGATAATTCTGTTGAAGAATCTTATATGTTTATGCCAACTGTAGTGGATCAAAATGCTTATACATTGCCTAGCGAAGTAATAGAAGTAAGAAGATTATTTAGAAGAAGCATAGGATCACGTACAGGTGGAGGCGACGGTGGTACACTTTTTGAACCATTTAACTTAGCATACACTAATACTTATTTGCTTAGTTCTAGTAATTTAGGAGGACTTGCTACATATGATTACTTTTCTCAATATCAAGAATTAGTAGGTAGAATGTTTGGATCATTTATAGAATTTAAATGGAATAGGACTACAAAGAAATTAACATTGTTACAACGTCCTAGAGCAGAAGAAACACTTTTACTTTTTTGCTATAATTATAGACCAGACGAACAACTTTTAGATGATTATTTGGCTGTACAGTGGATTAAAGATTACACTGTAGCAACATGTAAATATATGCTAGGAGAGGCCAGAAGCAAATTTGCTACTATTGCAGGACCACAAGGTGGCGGTCAATTAAATGGTGACACTCTCAAAAACGAAGCCGCACAAGAAATGGAAAAATTAGAACAAGAAGTTTCAACAGCAGTACCGGGCGGTATGGGATACGGCTTCACCATAGGCTAAAATCCACTTGACAAATCAAACATAATTGTATATAATAATATGATAACTAAAGGATATTCATATGATTATTGGTATTTGTGGACTGATCGGATCAGGTAAAGGCTCTGTAGCTGATATTCTAGTACAAGAACATAATTATATTAAACTGTCTTTTGCAGATAAACTGAAAGACGGTGTTGCTTCTGTATTTGGCTGGGATAGGCAGATGTTAGAAGGCGACAATGCCGAATCTAGAAAATGGCGTGAACAAAAAGACGAATTTTGGACTCAAGAAACAGGCAATGAAATTACACCTCGTTTAGTGTTACAACTGTTTGGTACAGATTGTATGCGTAACGGATTTTATGATGGTATATGGGTAAGCCTTGTAAAGCAAGAATTACAAAAAAATCCAGAACAAAATTATGTTATCCCTGATGTACGATTTGAAAATGAAGCAAAAATGATTAGATCATTAGGTGGTAAAATCTGTCAAGTGCGTAGAGGACCAGATCCTTTATGGTTTAGACTTTATAAGGATTTAGGGCAAGAACCTGCAGATGTACATAAGTCTGAATGGGCCTGGGCAAATGTACAAATGGATTATGTATTAGCTAATGATAGTACGCTTGAAGATCTTAAAAGTCTGGTGAGAGATCACCTTGCTTCCATCTAGATCCTTCTTTATGTAAAGTTCTTTGGCAGTTTGCACAAATAGTTTTTAAATTAGAATAGTGACAATTATTAAGATTGCCGTCAATGTGGAATACATTAAATTGTTCAAAGTGCTTGCTTTTGTATCCGCATTTTTCACATTGAGATTTCTTTTCATATCCTACCTGTTTCCATTTTGGTATACCATGATTAAGTCCATGACGCAAACATCTTTCGCATAACTTTCTATAGTATATTTTTTTACCTTTTCTATAATTTATAGCGGCAGGATGCTGTCCACATTTACATAATGGTCTCATAGTGTATTTAGCTCACCTTTATCACCCCTTTTTTACAACATTTGATAGTCTATTTTAAGATTATTTTGCTAAATACTAGTAGAATGATTATGTCCCATACGGAGAATATTAACATGGCAGGAGATTTAAAATGGCATTAGTATCACCAGGCGTACAGGTAAGCGTTGTAGACGAAAGTTTTTATACACCGGCTGAACCAGGTACCCTACCAATGATTTTTGTTGCTTCGGCATCAAATAAAACAAACGGTGCAGGAACTGGTACAGCACCAGGAACTACAGCAGCAACAGCTGGAACACCGTACTTATTAACATCACAAAGAGATTTAGTTGACACTTTTGGAGATCCACTCTTCAAAACAGATACAAACAATAATCCAATTCATGGAAGTGAATTAAACGAATATGGATTACAAGCTGCATACTCATATTTGGGTATAGCAAACAGAGCTTATGTTGTAAGAGCAGATATAGACTTAGGGCAACTTGAAGCTTCTGTAACAGCACCGGCTGCAAATCCACAAGACGGAACTTATTGGTTTGACACAAAAAACACACTTTGGGGCATCCAGCAATGGAACGGAGACAGTGTTGTTGACAAAGGTCAAGTATTTTCTAACAAAGTGCCAATTGTTATTACAGACGAAACACAAACAAGCAACACAGGCTCATTAGGAGTCAATGGCTACAGCGGTTTTATTCCTGCCGATACTGTTGGAGCTGTAGGCGACTATGCTGTTATTGCTACAACAACTTTAAATAGAATATTCTACAGAAACACTTCAGGAAACTGGGTACTAGTAGGAAGTGATCCGTGGGCAAAAAGCTGGCCAACAATCAAAGGCACAGCTTCTAATCCAACATTAAGCACAGCTAACATTACTATTAATGGTACATCAGTTGCAGTTGATGGTGCAGATACAGTATCAGATGTAGCTAGTACAATTAATGGACTTGCAATTACCGGAGTGACTGCAGAAGCAGTTGACAGTAAATTAGAAATTTACAGCGACGGTACAGGTAGTGCTTCAAACGATTCAACACTAGGTGGCGACATCTTAATTGGTGGTGATGCAACATTACTTGGACAATTAGGTATTACTGCTGGAACATATTATCCTCCAGCGTTAACCATTGCAAAACATACTAATATTCCAGAATATAAAATTAGTGATACATATTCAAGACCAACAGGTAGTGTGTGGATTAAAACTACAACACCTAACTTGGGTGCAAAATATGTAGTGAAAAAATGGAATAATACTACACAGCTTTGGGAAAGCTCTTCACCTAGCATATATGCTTCAAACAATGAAGCTATATTTAACATGGACAAGTCCGGCGGCGGAGCAAACTTACTAGCAGGTGATTTATATGTGTTGAGCAATGTGGCAGGAGATACAAAACCTCTAGCTACTTTCAAAATTTACCGTAGAACAGGCATTGCTCCTACAACAATTACAAGTTCAAAAATTATTGCAGGAAGCATAAGTGCTGGTACATCAACATTTACTGTTGCTTCAACAGACAATGCACAATTAGCATTTAATACACCAGTTACAGTATCAGGAACTTACACAGGTGCTGTAGCAGATGCTACTGTACTAGCAGGTGCAATTAACAATGCAAATATTGAAAATGTAAGTGCTACAGTAAACGCACAAAATAAAGTAACAATTACTCATGCTTTAGGCGGAGAAATTAAATTTGTTGACACAAACGGTGTGCTTACAGAAGCAGGTATTACTCCATTTGTTGATGCTAACAGTGGAACACCTGGTGTTTCATATGTGCAAGGAACAAGTGGAACAACTAATCCTTTACAACTTCAAGCAAGTTTATGGAGAGTTTTAACTTACACTGCAAGCGATAATGAAGTGACAGCAACAACAGCCGAAGGTACACTATGGTATGATTCAACTGTTGATGAAGTTGACATTATGGTACACAACGGTAGTGAGTTTGTTGGTTACTTGTATGACGGATCAAGTGGAGAAAGCTCTACTGCAAGTCCATTTTACGATGCAGACTCAACAAAGACTACAGATCCAGAAGGACCAATCGTAAGTGCAACAGCACCTACAACACAAAGTGATGCAACTGCACTAGTTACAGGCGACTTGTGGATTGACACATCAGACTTAGAAAATTATCCAAAACTTTACAAGTTTAATGCTGCAAGAACAGACTTACCAGTAGAAAATAGATGGTTTGCTGTTGATACAGGTGATCAAACAACTGAAGAAGGCATTTTATTTGCAGATGCTAGATACAATACAGCTGGTGCAAACAGTGATAAAGCAGGAGACATTGCAGATTTACTAGCAAGTGATTATGTAGATCCAGATGCTCCAGATCCTGCACTATATCCTAAAGGAATGTTGTTGTTCAATCTACGTAGAAGTGGCTTCAATGTAAAAAAATATAGAAGAAACTATATTAGCACAGCTGAAGATAACCCAAGATACAATGATCAAAGCATGGCTGCTTACAAAGCAGACCGTTGGGTAACTGAGTCAGGCAACCAAGCAGATGGTTCAGGTAGCTTTGGACGTAAAGCACAACGTAAAGTTATTGTGCAAGCTCTTCAAGCTCTAGTTAACAGCAATGAAGATATTAGAGATGATGAATCAAGAATCTTTAACATGATGGCATGTCCTGGTTATCCAGAACTAATTGGTGAAATGAAATCACTAAACTATGACAGAGGCTTAACTGCTTTTGTAGTTGGTGATTCACCTTATAGATTAGAGCCAAATGCTACTAAAATTAACAACTGGGCTACTAACCAAGACAACGCATTAGAAGATAATGACAAAGGACTTGTTACAACTGATCCATATTTGGCAGTATTTTATCCAAGTGGATTTACAAGTGACAACTTTGGAAACAACGTAGTTGTTCCACCAAGTCATATGATGATGAGAACTATTGCATTAAGTGATCAAGTTTCATTTCCATGGTTTGCTCCAGCAGGAACAAGACGTGGTGGTATAACTAACGCAAGTTCAACAGGTTTTATTACAAGCGAAGGCGAATTTAAATCTGTAGCACTTAATGAAGGTTTAAGAGACACGCTTTATGCAAACAATGTAAACCCAATTACATTTATTACAGGCGCAGGATTAGTTAACTTTGGACAGAAAACAAGACAACTTACAGCTAGTTCTTTAGATAGAATTAATGTTGCTAGACTTGTAATTTACTTAAGAAGTCAACTTAATGTGCTTGCTAAGCCTTACTTGTTTGAACCAAACGATAAGATTACACGTGATGAAATCAAGCAGGCAGCTGAGAGCTTACTACTTGAATTAGTTGGACAAAGAGCGTTATACGATTTCCTAGTTGTTTGTGATGAATCAAATAACACTCCTGCAAGAATTGACAGGAACGAGCTATATTTAGATATTGCTGTAGAACCTGTTAAGGCTGTAGAATTTATTTACATTCCACTAAGACTTAAAAATACTGGAGAAATAGCAGGACTGTAATTATGATAAATAATATTAGATTAGGAGCAATATAATGGCAATTTCAACACTATCAAAAATGACAGT